TGTTATTGGCAAATGGGTCGTTTCCAGCCCCGTCCACTTCGCGTGGGTCAATGTTACCGATACCAGCAACGCCGTATGCTTCACGACCGATAAACAGAGCGATGTAGACGTCATCAGTGCTTGAGTCGCCTTCATCTGCATACTCACGGGCATTACCAGAGATGTAAACATCTACATTCAGGAACGTGCCAATGAAGCCTGTTCTCATCGGATTGTTGTCATTGTCACGCGGCGAAGCGTACAGGAACGTATTAGTGAACTCGCTCACTTGCATCAAGCTCGCATAGCTATGTGGATGCAGAATACACGCGAACCGGGCACCTTCGACAGGAAGCGCACTGTTTGCCATCAGGACCGCAACGGCCTTGAGGAAATCAGCGTAATCAATCGAGTCATTGCCGACGTCAATGTTTCCACGCGCCGAAGCCGCACCAGCGTAACGCGTGGTCGGCGAGGAGCCTAGAAGGTCTTCACGGATAATTGTGTCTACTGCAAGTCCAGCCTGCTCGCCCAACACATTGGAGAACTCAGAGATAATCGGGTCATACGCGGTCATCTCAAGCTCGTCCGTGTGCTGGAGGTACGAACCATAGAACACAGGTGTAGCGGTAACGGTTGACACAGAAGTGCTATCGCTGTCAGGAGTCACGCCTTCGGTTAGAGCAGAAGGGCCACCAGCTGCTACGGAAATAGCCGCGTACTTACGCCATTCGAGGCTTCCGTAACCAGTGACATTGGCCCGCTCTCCCCAGCGGCCATGAATCAAGCGAGGCACTGCACGCATCAGCAGTCGTCGTAGATATTGGGTTTTTACTGTATCACTCAGAGTAGTTTGTGTCTGAGTAGCCATATCTGTTTACCTCATTCTGTTTTTATTGTGGCAGTTGGTCGGGCGAAATTTGCCCTCTCTCTGCCTTTTTGTACATGGCATCCCATTCCTCGTAAGGAATGTCATTCCATCTACTTCGTCCCGGGGTTGCCCCTTGCGGTACCGCACTGGTAACCGGCGGAGGCTGCATCCTCGGGTTTGCCTGTGGCTGTTGCGGCGCTTGTTCGGCCTGAGCCGGTGGTCTTTGCCGCCGCGCAGCCTGCAGCTGGGAATTCGTGAAACGTAAAGCCGAATGCTGCATATTCTCAATGGACGAATTATCTAACACGTTCATCGGAACACCCATTTGTTGGTAATACGCCCGCCACTGTTGCATTGCATCTGCATATTCTGCCCTGTAAGAGACATCCGCGAGTTGGGTCTGAGCTTCTTCCGCTCTTCTGCGGTACACATCCCGCTCATAAACCGTCCTCTCGGAGTCACTCATATCCGCCATTTGCGCCTGCTCAACCGTATTAGAAAGTTCCTCGCGTTCTTCATTCCATTGTTGCTCGCGCTCGCGCAAAGCGCGGTCAGAAGCAGAAAGCTGGGTCCTCGCTCTTTCAAGCTGAGTTTGCATCTGGCGAACCTGGGTCTGCAGACGCGCCGCGTCCGTAGCTGGGTCAGACTGTGGCTCTTCAGTAGATGCGGGGCTTCGTTGCGCCGGGTCTACTGCAGGGGATGCTCCCGGGTTAACGGCAGGATTCCCCTCCCCCGATTGTGCTCCCCGCGGGGCCATGTAGTTGACACCCCGGGCAGGACTCTCGGTGGTTTGTTGAGTCGATTCTGTAGGCATATCGCCCTCCTATTTAGTTGTTAAAGCCCTACTGTTCATACAGTGAACATTATACAAGAATTTCCCGTGTTAGGCAAGCCATCAGGCAGATTCATATCCCTCTTCCCAAGGCCATTGCGGTACATAGTTACCCGCAATATCACCATAGGTGGTCTTTGCCAGGACACGCAGCCGGTCCAGGAATGATTCATATGAGTTATACGGGTCTGCCTTCTGATGTAAGGCTTTCAGATACTCAACGGTACTGTCACTCACCTTGCCACTAAGTATTTCCTGTAAAGCAAGCCGTGACACGACCAGATTGGGCCACTGCGCCGGAATCTGAGGCCGGTCCAGCCCACTAATCACCTCTTTAAGGCTAACACCCCTGTAATCATTCCTATAATAGCCGGGGCCAACCACATGTCTCCAGTTCTTACCACCCGATGTGAAGACAGATGAGACAGAAGCACTACCCCCACCTCCACCCAGGCCCTTCACGGGTTCCGTACCAAAATAAGCGTCCGGGTCAAAGAACTTCTGCCATCCCGGGTGCGCCTTGCCAAAAGCATCCTTCATATTCCAGCCAGCCTTAAGCCTAGCGTAAAGGTCAGGGTACTCATTCCGGAATTCCAGCCTATCCGCATTATCCTTATTCACATACAGGTCGTTCAACTCAGACCAGTTCGGCCCATATTTGTCTTCCCTGTAACCCTTGAACTTCTCGTTTAGCTCCTCTGCCAATACCCATTGCTTTAATTCGTCGTCAGTCGGCTCAGTAAGACCGAGGTCAATGGCCGCCGTATACACAGCATTGTAAAAGTTTGTGAAGAAGTCCTCTGACCAATAGTTGTAAAGGCCCCTGGCACTCTCGGTTCTCTTCCTGCTGGGGTCTACAAAGTCCCGCAACACATCCGCTACATCTGATGGTAGTGCATCATAAAGGGCTTGCTTTGCACCACGGGGCCCTGCCCAACCATAAATTTTGAAAATCTCATTGGCCCGTTGCTGGCGTTCTGTTGCCTGCATCTCGCGCCTTTCCTCTCTATCGAGTACACCGGTGCCATAAATGTGTTGGCCAATCTCTTCGTCCGTCCACTTATCGCCGTATTGCTCTCTTATCCAACCCCTCAACTGCTCTGCGGTCGGCCCGCCAGGGAACTTGGCGTCATATTCCCGCTCAATAACTTTTGCAACGGAGCCAGTAGCCTCATCATCAGTACCGCTACCCAAGGCATCATAAAGCCCCGACTCGTAGTTATCCATCCTAACCCGATTGAGGGCATCAAACAGGTCATCATTCTCTATATCCCAGGTATTCCATGCTCCACCACTGGCCATAGCTAGAAGTTCCGCCTTCAGCTGCTCCCTGGAACCATAAACCTGCATAATCCGGTCCACCTCTTCACCATTCGCATCAAGAATAGGTTGGCCCCGGTGGTCCTTCATGGGTTCAAAGAGTTTCTCGCCAGCCAGCTCAACCAGCAGGGTATCTAGTGAACCCACGGCAATCTTTGGTATTTCGGACTCCCACTCCAGGATGCTCGTCTGGTACTGGTCCCAATTCTGCTCTTCCCTGTTCCAGTTTGCGGGCCTCTTCTCAGAAAGAATCCCCATCCACTTGTCTGTAATGTGTTCGCGAACGGTCTCATCGTTCTTATTGTAGGGGCCCCAGGGATAAACCACATCGGGGTATTGCTTAAGTATCTCTACCCGGTTCACATCGTAATCGTCATAAGCCTCCTCCTTAGCCTGATAAGGTGCACCCACAGGCAAGTTGGCCAGCCTAATCTCTAGCATCCTCCGGTTACCGCCCATAGCCGCCAGTTTCGCTGAAATTTGTTGGCCATAGGAAATGTTTTTCGATACCTCTTCCCACCTTTCTTTGCCAAATAGCTGTTCGCCATCATCATTCGTTACCCAACTAATGTTTCTGTAAAGGCCATACTTCAGGCCATCCGAAGTGTTATAGCGATAGTCCTTATAAAAGTCCTCATAGTCTGCGTCCAGTGCTATCTGTCTACGTAATCGGCTGGCCTCGTCTCGGGCCGCATAGAGCTCTTTCTCGCCCTTGTGGAATTGCTTCCCGTACATACCAGAAAGGTAACCCACAACCCGGGCAAAGTATTCCGACCCCTCAAGGTCAAGACGCGCCCGTTCCCACCTCGCGCCCGCACGGGTCATAATCGAAACCTCTGCCTCCTTCACAACAGCCAGTTTATCCAGCTCGTGAAGTGGCTGAATCTCTGCGGCTAGATTGGCTAGGACCTGCCGCTCAAGAAGAAAATCCTTCCAGCTCACCTGTGGTGTCCAGGTCGCATTCGGATTATCGGTGAACCAGAAGGAGTCCTGTGCCTTCTTCAGTAACCACCGCTGGCCCCACTCCGGCATCAGGTCAGCCTGGCCAAAGAGAGAGCGTTTCGGGAAGTTATTCTCGTCCAGCCACTCCATACGATGGAACGGAATGGTTAACCAGGGTGCAAGGTGGAAGCCAGCCTGTGGCCCATAGGAATATAAATAGGCCGTCATACGCTTCAGAATCGGGGACTCCGGGTCCACCTCACCATAAACACTACGGAAATTAGGGATGGCCTGCGAGAAAGAATACGCACTAGTAGGATTGAACCACCAGCTTGTGCCCTTCAGGTTAAGGTTTCCCCTCAACCTGGGAAGCTGGTGACCCCTGGTATCAATGGCGCCCGCATCGTGGGACATACGCTCCGATAACCCCTGGATACCCGCCCACGTAGACAATATCTTCGGTCTCGCGGCCAATTCACCGGCCCAGAACTTCAATGACCTGGTCGGGAACAGCCAGAAGGGGAAAAGGTTCTTCATTATCATGTCAAGATTCATGTTAGTGGAATAGTCCACCATGGCGTCGCCTACAGTATCCAGCGCACCTGTGACCTTCCGCGGCTTCAGGTTACCCAGCACGATGCCCTTGCGCCCCATAAAGGGAACCTGGTAACCCCAATTAAAGTACCCCGGAGCAAGAGCCGCCAGCTCTTCAGGCGTAAGCTGGTCAGTCATAGCACGCAGGGACCCGAGGCCCTCACGAGTAATTATATTCTTCCGCAAGCCCTTCCAGTCCCAATACTTCGCAGGTCCCTCGCCTGCAAATTTGCGCCACGCCTCATACCTTGCCTTCCAGGCCGCAACCACATCATCCGGGTTCTGGTCTGGCAATTGGCTAACCGCCCAGTCATAAACCTTTCTGAGTTGTCTCTCAAGCGTTCCCTGCGTCGCCGCATCAAAGTCAGCGAGGTCATCGGCGTCTACACCCAGCGTATTTTCCCAGTCCCTATAGTTTGTCCGGAAAATATCATCGGCACTCTTCTCGACTAAATCCGTAGCCGCGCCGGGTTGAAGGACGCCTTTAAGGGCTCCGGGTGCTCTAGTACCGTACATAGCGGTGTGCCTTATAGCCCTGAGGTCATCCCGGACCCCACCCTCGTTAAACAGGGCGCCGAATAACTGTTCACGCGTGGCCTGGTCCACCTCATCAACGAGGCCCAGGGTACCCCGACCGGGATGTCCCGGGTCACCTAGAAGGGCATAACGCCATTCGTCCACCATCCTCTGGTAATGAAGGTATTCAAGGTAAGCATAGTTCTGTGACGACTCTGAAGCAGACGGCGTCCAGTATGGGCTCCTGCGGTTGTGGTACTGACCAAGACTGCGCTCCCCATAGTGGGGAACACCGGCCTTCTTCCATATGGCCTGGTTGGCCTGCTTCGTCATCTTGCCCTGTCTCACCATTGTCTTTGCTTCCAACAAGAGGAACTCTGGCACACTCTCCACGGTATATTCAGGGGCGTGTTTCCCCAAAAAGGATAGGCCATTCTTCAGGGCATCTGGACCCAGTTCTTGATAACCAAAGCTCATCATCTCCTCATGATGCATGGCCAACAGCTTGTTGATGGCCTCTATTGCATCCTCTGGTGTCGCGAAATTGTTTCCCGTAGCCTCAAGAAGTTGGACCGGAGTAAACTCGGATATGTCAATCCTTTTTGCCCCGAATGCCCTGTCAATAAGGTCAGCATAATGGAAGTCGTTCATTTTAAGGAGGCGGTGGCCCTGAGTTTGTATCCTGGGCTCTACGCCAAAGCTGGGCATCTCGATAATCATCTCGAGGAGCTTGAACTGGTCATCCCCGCCCAGCGCCAAACCCATATCTTCTAAAACAAGGTTCATCAAGATACCCGCCCCCTGCGCTGGTTTATCGGCATGTTTACTGCGCTTGGGGTAAAAGACCTTACCCTGGCCAAACAACGGGTTACTCGGTGCACCACTAGCAGGCTTCTGTTTGAGCGCATCAAGAGCAAGCCCGTTCCACCTAAGGTAGGCTATATCATTCAGCTGCCGTGCAATCACTTTAAGTTGCTCGCTTGGCAGGTTCACGCCCGTGGTCGCGAGCTTACCCCATTTGTTTGCCTGCTGGCCAGAGATGTAAAGTTGCCATATTTTATCCCTCAACGCGAGGCCCTTTGTGGTATACATAAAGCCACCCGACCCGGCAACCTCCCTGTATACACCCAGCGGAACATCCTTCAGGACACCACCATTAAGTAGCACCTCGTCAACGGAACGCAAGAGCAACCGAATTTTCTCGTAGGCTGGCACCATCCTCGCACCGGCCCCTGTCCCCACAAGTGTAGAACCCAGCACGTCAGGCACCACCGTGTCAAGCAAGTTCTTCACTAAGAAATAGGCTGCTTTTTCGGTGTTGTCCATGCTGTTCCTGGCTTCGTGGGCACCTTTCTCTAGCCAGGTCCTGAACGTATTTGCAATAAAGTCGGAGGGCTGCTTGGCCAAGTCCGCCATCGTCCAGTCAAGCATACCCTCACCAGTTGCTATCCTGCGCCGTGGCGCAATCTCATCAAACATTTTGGTTATCCACTCATGGACACCACCAGGCCCAGACAAGGCAGCGCCATGGAACTCACCTGGCGATTGCCAAATCTTGCCCACGTCTTCCATGAACAGGGTACCGATTTTCTTCTGTCCCACGCCCGGCAATTTCGCAACCGCCCTGATGGTCTTACCTTGTTTCTGGCCCCACTCAACCAAGTCAGGACTAAAATCCAGGGAAAGTCCAGCATGAGCAGACGCATAATCATGCGTCATGCCATGCCAACTCGCGATATATTCTAGCTCTTCAACCGTGAAGTTCTCAGGTAGTCCTTTAGCAGCGGGTCCGAGTCCCTCCACCGGGACACTATCGGCGGTACTGGTGGAAGTTCCTTGGAGACGTCTAGCGCGTTCTTCACTCCATCCTCGGGCGGAACTCCCTGCGCCTTCGCTGAAGGTTCTTCCAGCGGTGGTTTCTGCTCTTGCGATTGCTTCTGCGAATTCTTGGGTGACATTTCTTAACATCTCCTCTGGGGACGCATGGGCGCCCTCAAGACTATTTACCCTATCCAGGTATTCCGACATGATATCCTTCAAAATCTTGGCGTCCCTCTCTCCAGCCTGCGCCCCCAGGCGAGCGAGACCCTGCATTTTCTCACTTTCCGCAAGCGCCATCAGGTAATA